CTGCTTGCCACGCAGCTCGACCTGGTAGCGCTGGAGGACCGGGTTGTACGTCTTACGACGGGGCACTACTTCTTCTTTGCTGTCTTCTTGGCCGGGGCCTTCTTGGCCTTGTCGTCCTTGTCCTCATCACCCTTCTTGCCGAAGGGTGTCGCCCGCTTGCCTCCGAATGGTTCCTTCTTCTTGGTTGCCATTGTTTCCTCCTATCCGCACGAGGCGGCGTTTGGGTGCTTCCATTCCCAGCTCGATGAGAGCCTTGTAAAAAATGTCCCGGTTGATTCCGTCCAGTTTCAGCCCGTCTCTGACCATCTTGCGGAAGGCCAACCGGTTGGTCTTGGTGCCCTGGTACATGGCGATGCGGGAGTGGTGGCGTGAGTAGAACTTCTGATCCATGTCCACTTCTTTGATGAGGCCCTTGCCCTGCAGGATGCCGAAGAGGGACCCGACCTTCGCCGGTCGTTCCGGTGCAGAGACACGGTCGGCAATGTCATCAGAGGAGAACCGACCCAGGACCGCGAGGCACTGAGCTACCGGCATAGCCTCCTTGTAGATCCAGGGGTCCTCTTCCTTCGCCTTCTTCTCCTTGACCGATCCGCTGATCTGGATGTCGCTGTAACGGGGGCGCACTATTTCGCCTTGCCTCTGTTCTCCGGCTTGTTGTAGCGGCTCTTGGTCGGCTTCGGCTCGCCGGTCTTGGACATGGGCTTACGCCCGGATTCACGGGTGGCTGCGGCCTTCTCCCCCATGGCGTGACGCCTGGGCTTGCCCTGGGCCTGGGCGTTGGAGATGGCGGCTGCCTTGCCCTTGGAAAAACCCTTCTCCTTCAGAGCCTCGTACGACGACGGTTTTTTTATGCTGGGTCCCGGATCCTTACCTTTCGGCATAATGACCCCACCTTCCTTTCCCCTGACGAGATCGAGTGACCTCTGGGTGTGTGCGGCGCATGAGCATGGTGACGTAGTTCTTGTGGATGTTGAAGTCATGGGCGATGGTGACCGGCTTCTCTCCAGTGAGGTACCGCTCGATGATCTGCTCCACGTCCTCTGGAGTGAGTTTGAAGCGACCATGGCTCCGACCTCGGTCGATCATGTCCTGGGAGTTGTCCTTGGCAGTTCCTCCGACGAGATGAGTGATCTCATAGCATCCAGGTTCATCACAGGTGTGCCGTACCATTGGCGGCAGGTATCCGTATTTGAGCCAGAAAACAAGCCGATGGAGATACCAGACCTTGCCGTCAAACCAGACCTGCCCGTACCCAGCAGAGGAGTGCGCCCCTAGCCATAACTTGCATGGCTTATTTCGTGGTCCGTACTTCTTGATGGATGGACCTGGGTCCTTACCTCCGGGCATGTTGCCTCCTATCTCACGGTCGACCAAGAGAAGTCGGTCGGCACCGAGGGGTCGACGTCGAAGTGAGCCTGGGCGTCGGGGTTGTCGCTGCGCGCGAAGCTGACCGGCGCAGAGCTGCTTGCTCCCATGACGTTGAGCAGGGTGCCCGACTGGGTGAAGAGATCGCCGTTGTACCCACAGTCAGAGCAGAGCGGTGCCGCCTCCATGCGCGCCCAGCGTCGTTGGAAGAAGTTGGAGCCACCACACTCAGGGCACGTCCCGACGTGGCCCACGTTGCCGGGTTTCTTCTGGTTGTAGCCCTGCTGTCGGACCCGATCGTAGGTAATGTCGCCACTGCCCCCGGCTGGGTCGTCGCATCTCCCTGGGTTGCTGGGCCGGTCGGGGGGTACTGCGGCTGCCAGCGCACTGCTGGACCGGGACTCGATGGAGCTGGAGCCGGGGGCTGTACCCGGCCTCCCCCCAGGTGGCGCTCCCACCAACTGACGTCACTCACGGCTCACCCACACCTCCACATGCTTGTCCGCACAGGGACACATCTCACTATGGATGTCCCCGTAGGACTTTTTGCCTCGTCGGATCTTGCGGTCGGGGTAGGCGACGTCGGGGCGGTGGACGCCGATGATGCTGGCGTGCGTGTAGCCGATGAAGATGAGATCGTCATCATCACTTGGCATCAGCCCAGTCCTTTCCGACGTTGATGCTGACCTCCAGGGGGACGCTGAGAACCGGCTTGGTGCCCAGCCAGACGTCCTCCATGGCTGTCTGGACTAACGGTAGGACCTCGTCCACTTGCTCCTCGTCCACCTCGATGACGAACTCGTCATGGACCTGCAACACCAAAGCAGCATTGAAGTCAGAGAGAGCCTCATGGACTTGCACGATCGCAATCTTGGCAATATCGGCGGCGGTGCCCTGGATGGGGTGGTTCACGGCCTGGCGCTCGGCGTAGCTGCGCTCACGCATCTTCTGAGAGCGGATCTCGGGGAGGTGCCGTTTGCGTCCGAACAGGGTCTTGACGTAGCCGTGCTCCCAGCAGTACTTCTTGACCTCCTTGCCCCACGCCTTCACGCCGGGGTACGCAGCGTGCCAGGCGTCGTAGACCTTCTCGGCCTCACGCTCCCCGATACCCGACATCTCGACCACCCGTCCCGGCCCTCCTTCAAACGCAAAATTGAAGTTGGAGTTCTTGGCGATGGAGCGCTGCTCGGGGGTGACCTCGTCTGTCGGGATCTTCCAGATGAGCGACGCCGTCTGGGTGTGCAGGTCCATGCCCCGCTTGTACGCCCGCAGCAGTCTGGGGTCCTTGGTCTGATGAGCGAGGATCCGCAGCTCGATCTGGCTGTAGTCGGCCACGATCAGCTTCTTCCCCGGTGGGGCTACGAACAACTGCCGGACCATGGTGGCCTCAAAGGTCTCCTTGTACCGGGCCGGGATGTTCTGCAGATTCGGGTCCGAACACGAGAGTCGACCGGTCTTGGCGCGCGCCTGGTTGAAGCTGGCCCGGATCCGCGAGTCGTCATCGATGTGGGGGATGTACCCGCCGATGTAGGTCGACAGCATTTTTTGCACGTCTTTGAACTCAAGGATTTTTCGGGGGGCCTTGTTCCTGCGGGCCAGGATTCTCATGACCGAGGCATCGGTCGAGCGCGCGCCGTTGTCGGTGAGCTTGGGGCAGCGCAGCCTCAGCTCGTCGTAGAGGTAGCGCCCCAACTGCTGGGGCGAGTTGAGGTTGATGGGGTGACCCACCATGGTCACGATCTCGGCTTCCAGTGCCTTGTGGCGGTCCTCCAGTTCGGGGCGTAGGCGACGGAACTCCTCGACGTCGACATAGGCCCCGGTCTGGCGCATCTGCATCAGTACCGCCAGGACTTCCATCTCCAGGTCGAAGAGGGGCTTGGTAGCGGGACGGTTGACCCTCCGGCGGAACTTCCACCAGAGCAACCAGGCCATCTTGGCGTCGATGAGTGAGTACCGGACCGCCCTCTCAAAAAATGTGTCGTATGCCTCCTGGCCCAGTTTTTCGGAGTAAACGTAGCCGAGGTGATGCTCAGTCAACGCCCCCAGCCGGTACTGGAGCAGGTTCTCGTACAGCAGGAACATCATGATCTGGGTGTCGGCGTAGGGCGGTGGTGGGATGCGTCCGTCGTAGTACTTGGCGACCGACAGCAGATCGAAGGCCACATTCTGGTTGATCTTGCGCCGGTCGGAAAAGAACAGCGGCTCCAGGGCCTCAAAGACTTGGTCCGGCCATAACTGGTACCGGGGATCCGGGTGCCCGCACGGGATCACGTCGCAGCGTCCTGGACCGGCGAAGCTGATCGACCACACGGCGTTGGTTCTCGCGTCGAGGGCGGGCTTGTCCTTCTCCGCTGCCTGGCGGCACACGTCGGAGCACCACTTACGTCCGTGGTGTGGTGGGAACTGTCGCTGACACGAGGGACACGTCGTCATCTGAGTGGCCGTGCGCGACGTCCCCTTGGGCAGCTCCCCCAGGGTCAGGGTTCGGACCTTGCGTGTCCCGTAGGTCTCGATGTCGAAGCTGAACTCACCGAACTGCTCGTAGTCCGCGAGGAAACCCTTGAGGTCCTCGGTGCTGCTCACGGTTCGGGTGGCGAGATTCATAAGAGGTAGTGGGGGGGACCAGGTGGAGGAGGTAACTCGGGGCCTGGTCCCCCCCAGGGGTGGGGGATGGCTGTCGGATGCCACCCCCCACCGATCATTCGGTCGCCATGTCAGCGACCTCGCTCAGCTCGGCGCGTGTGGAGCGCTCCAGGGAGGAGTCGTTCCACAGCTTGGAGTCGAACTTGGTGATCTCGGCTTCACCGAGGGGTTCGGTCTTCCAATCCTCTTCCAGGTCGCGCACCTTCACTGGGCGGATCTGCGTGCGCTTGGTCTTGTCGCCCATCATGGAGATGGCGAAGTACCGACCCGACAGCGGTTCGTTCTTGGCGTACTTGTCCAAGGTGTCGGTGATCGTCATGCCGCACTCGTAGGTGGTGTGCTGTGGCACATCACCGGCCAGGTCCAAGATGTTGAACCGGACCCGTGCGGTCGGTGTGTCGATGTCGTCCAACGGGCAGTTGTCCTGCGAGCAGATGTAGCTCATCTTGTGTCCTTTCGGCACCCAGTCGCACCAGTGCTGGAGGAAGCTGGCGTACGGGCCGTCCTCCAAGAACATGATGAGCGCCTCCTCGTCGGGCACCTTGTAGAGCTTGCTCCACTTCGACGGTGCGTTGGCCTTGGTGCGGTGGTAGCCGCCCCAGCCCTTGCCGATGGCGAGGTCGCTGTTGTCGTCGGCGCTCTTACGTCCCTCAGGCGGGCCGGATCGGCGTAGGCGACGTGGCTCTTCTGCGTAGTCCTCCGCTTGGCGCGGGGTGCGTGTCAATCTTCTTGGCATGGTTGTTCCTTTGCATGGTGGTAGGTGGTGGTGTTTCCAGGTAGTCCTCTGCGAGGTTGGGGTTGATCTCTGACCATTGGGCGACGGTCTTCAGCTCCGCTCTCGCGATGCGGTCGACTTCTTTGTCAAGCATGTTGTGGAGAGTTTCGGTGCAGCGTTCTCTTCGTAGCTGTGTCAGACCAGCCCAGTCCTCGTTGTCAAAGCCCATGTCGAAGTGACTGATTTCTGCGCCGACCTCGATGTGGACCGTCTCGTAGTCACGGACCCGCACCAGGTACCGGCAGTTCTTGGACAGCTTCATTGCCATTCCTTCCAGGCAGCTACGACCCGCTCGGTGAACCTTGTCTGTTGGATCCGGGGTGGGTGCTCCTTCAACAAGCCCTCCTCTGTGGCGATGGCGACGATCCCCTCGATCTGCGCTCGGGTCCACAGACGTCTGCTCGCATCCCCACGGGTTCCCGGTAGTGGGGGCGTCTGGTACTTCGCCCTGGGGAGCCAGCCTTTGCGGATCCAGGCCCGCATGGTGACC